ATGAACGCGAATGGTGCTAGTGTTGATAGCAATGAGTTGGCTTTAGAGTTGTACTGGAAGATACAGGAAGTTTCTACATGGTTCGTTAAGCATGTTAATGCTAAAACGATTGACCAGCTAAGGGGGTTCAACCCTTCATTCGCCCAGATTGCTAAACTTTCTTCTTCTACAGCCGATATAATTACTACATTGTTACAATCTGGCGTTTGGGATGATGAGCGTGTTATGGCGAATGCTCGCCAAGCCGCCACCCTGATGGAACAAGTTGCCTCAGCCATCGAAAGAGGCGATATGGACAGTATTCAAGACGGTGCTGATCGACTGTCGGAAATGGCATTCGTCTAATTTAACGTTACCAAAAGTAGGTTACCTTGTCGGGTAAGTCAGGAGACTATTATGATGATTAAAACCGAAGCACTTCGCATCGCGTTGTTGCGGGAAGCCATCAAAAATATTGAAGAAATCAAAGCGATCCAAAGCTTTATCGAGCAAGAGCTAAAGCGCCAAGACTTAAAAGCTGCGTGATAGCTAAGAGCCGCTAACATGTGGCTATCTGCCACTGGTTAAAACCGATTAGCAATGGCTCTCAAAGCTCAAAAACCAACCTATTTAGGTTGGTTTTTTTATGCCTGTGATTTGGCAAAGGTAAAATGAAGGTAAAACCCCTGGCACTTTACCCTCGTTTTGCGAGGCTGTTTCCAGATTTGATTTTCCTGCCTTTACTCGCAAGGGCTTCTCATTTTTAATCGGATCTCCTTTAAAATCACGCTTTAAAGGTGCGCACCGTTTTTCCTCCCTATCCTATACTTTCAGTCTGCTGACTGGAGGTTTCTATGTGTGGACGTTTTGCACAAGCCCAAACCCGTGAAGAGTACCTGGCATACCTGGCCGATGAAGCTGATCGCAACATTGCTTACGACCCGGAACCCATTGGCCGTTACAACGTATCGCCGGGAACAAAGGTTTTGCTGCTAAGTGAACGCGACGAACAACTCCACCTTGATCCTGTACTCTGGTCATATGCGCCGGGATGGTGGGATAAGGCACCACTAATCAACGCTCGGGTAGAAACTGCAGCCACCAGCAGGATGTTTAAGCCGCTATGGCAACATGGCCGCGCTATCTGCTTTGCCGACGGCTGGTTCGAGTGGCGGAAGGAAGGCGACAAGAAACAACCCTACTTCATTCACCGGGAAGATGGCCAGCCTATATTCATGGCGGCGATCGGCAGCACTCCGTTCGAGCGTGGCGACGAGGATGAGGGGTTTTTGATAGTCACATCAGCAGCAGATAAAGGCCTGGTCGATATTCATGACCGACGCCCCCTGGTGCTGTCACCGGAAGCAGCACGGGAATGGATGCGGCAGGAGATCGGAGGTAAAGAAGCGGAAGAGATTATCGCTGACGGTGCAGTGTCTGCCGACAAGTTTATCTGGCACGCGGTTTCGCGCGCCGTGGGGAATCCGAAAAATCAGGGACCAGAGTTAATCGAACCAGTCACCTGACCACCAGCAGATCCGAGAATCGGGTCGTATAACGCGGCGATAACATGTCACGCTTCATCTGCCACTGGGGTTGTATCCCCTGCCCTGCAAAATATAACGTTCCGCGCCCGTCTTTTGCGTTGAGTTGATCCAGTACCTCCATCAGTTTTTCGCTATTCGCGCGTGGAGCGTTATCGTCAAAAAGATTAAGCTGCGCCACACCCTGGCTGAAAAAGTCACCCAGCAAAACACCTGCTTTCTGATACCGATGACCGTCTTTCCAGATGCTGTCCAGACAGCGCGTTGCGGCGCCGATGATATCCCGGCTGTCCTGTGTTGGCGTTAACAGCTTCACCGATGCGCTGTTGCCGTAGTACGGTTCGTTAAGTGCAAAGGGCGATGTTTTGACAAAAGCGGATATAAACCGGCAATACTGGTGCTCACCACGTAATTTTTCAGCAGCGCGTGAAGCATAGCTGCATATGGCCTGGCGCATTTCGTGATAGTCAGTGATGCGGCCGCCGAATGAGCGGGAGCAGACGATCTCCTGCTTTGCCGGTGCGAACTCCTCCAGTCCGAGGCAGGGTTCCCCGCGCAGTTCCCGCACAGTTCGCTCGAGCACGACATTAAAATGCTTCCGGATAATCCAGGTGCTTTGCTCTGAAAGCTCCAGCGCAGTTTTTATACCCATCGCGTTGAGCTTCTTGCTGATGCGTCTGCCAATCCCCCAGACATCTTCCACCGGCACCATCGCCAGCAAACGGCGCTGACGGTCAACATTTGACAGGTCTACAACGCCCCCGGTTTGCTTCTGCCATTTTTTGGCGGCGTGGTTGGCCAGCTTCGCCAGGGTTTTGGTTTGAGCTATGCCGACACCAACGGTCAGATGGGTACGCTTCAGAACAGTAGCGCGTATCTCGCGCCCAAAGTCCGTTAAATCGCGACAATTGCGAACGCCGGTCAGGTCACAAAATGCCTCGTCGATTGAGTATATTTCGACGCGGGGGCTCATTTCCTCAAGTGTCGTCATCACACGGTTTGACATATCCGCGTACAGCTCGTAGTTACTGCTGAACGCAACTATGCCGTGCCGCCTGAACGCCTCTTTCTGCTTGAAGTAAGGCTCACCCATAACGACAAGTGGCTTCGCTTCGGCGCTGCGCGCAATCACACAGCCGTCATTGTTCGAAAGAACGACAACAGGACGCCCTTTCAGATCCGGGCGAAATACCGTCTCACACGACGCATAGAACGAGTTCACATCGCACAGCGCAAACATAATCAGCTCGCTGCTTTAACGATAAAAGTCACCACACCGAAAATGTCCAGCGTATCTTCGCTCGTCACCCTGATCGGGCTGTACGCGGAGTTCATGGGATTGAGCTGAATGGTTGGCCTGAGCTGAAGGCGTTTAACTGTAAATTCACCATCTACAGCCGCTATCACAATGTCGCCATGCTGAGCGGTCCGGGAGCTGTCAACAACCAGGAGATCACCATCGCTGATACCCCCCTCGATCATTGAATCACCAGCCGCCTTTACAAAATATGTGGCGCTTGGGTGATGGATTAATAGCTCATTTAAATCAATGCGTTGCTCGACATAATCCGCCGCCGGAGACGGAAACCCACACTGAACGAGATCGCTGAAAAGTGGTAGCGCGACAACTGCGCGCGGGAATGCTGGCTTGATGAATTGCATACGACACACCAATTATTACTGTTTTTATATACAGTAGTATTATTTGAATTGTAGATCAATGCCGCTTCGCCTGCTGCTAGCCGGTACATAACCAGTTTTCTTTGTGAAAGATTGAGTTAGAAGGGGAAAATTATTTACGCTGTGTTTTTGGCTCCTCAGTCTCTTACAGAGGCCAAAGCAATAACTCTGGCATACGACAATAAAACTCACCTAAATACAAAAAAAGCTGCTTTATCAATCACTTTTCGCCGTAATCAGAAATCAAGATCGGTGGCGGAGCATCAACCCAGGCTGGCATACCGTCCGGGCCTTTCCCACATACTTTTCCCTCAGGGGGACGACCTATGAACTCAAGGAACACAGACTCTTCAACTTCCACTCCCACTTCAGGCCAGTTTCCCGATTTAACATACCTCTCTTTATAGTCAAAAGGATAAAAAAAACCCGTGTCGCTAAATAGATATTTCATATTAATAACCCTCTGCCCACCAATAGAATCCCCCCGCTACCGGTGCCCCAACAGTCGTATTACCGGAAATAATAGAAGCTATATTTGCCATCCCAAATCCAGTAAGAGTGGGTGTAATAAACTGTAAAACTGACTGGACTGTTACCCCTGTGGATGGACTTACTAAGCTGAAACCCTGGCTCAGTCTTTTAGTTGGGAACGGGATGGGGAAAGTGACATTGGTTACAGCGCCGGGAGTGGCGTTTACCACATAGCCGAATTGTTTGATCATTCCGTTTGGTAACTGATAATAGCCATTATCACCCGTTATACTAAATTTAAACGAAGACATATCTGGAATTTGCCCGGAGGCGGTTCCAACGTCCTTTAAAGCTGCTGTTTTCAAACCCAGGTTTGCGATAGCTGTTGCAATCGCAGCATTACCATCAGCTTTGATATCTGCAAACGGGTTTGCCCGACTAAGTAACAACGCTTTAAGGGCTGTCAGCAACTGATTGTGCTTGCTTTTATCAAGAGCAGCCCCGGAAAATTCAACAACCCCTGCCAGTTCCTCCTGAAGCATGTCGAAAAAAGCTTCGTCAAGATCAGTTGCTGGCGTTCCGGTTTGCGGATTACCCGCGCTAAAGCCGTTTTTACCCGCGCCAAATTTATCCACCTGCGCGGTAGATGTATCAATACGATGCATGGTTACTCCGGATATTTAAAAATTACGTAGGTATGTGACGGACAAAGTTTGCTGATCACGCATTCAACGATCGTGTCTCCCCACCAGCGCAGAGGGGATTCACAGTTGTCGCTGCATGTCATAGTGGTGACATTAACTGCTGCCGGCATATTAACCTGCCAGTAGTAACGCCACTCCGGCGACCAGAGCGCATCTGTGCATTTCGACGTGCATTTAAATACGCTTTTGTCGTACCGTGTTATCGTTGCGCCTGGCATGCCTAGCGCTGCGAGTTGTGAAAGATAAAAATCTTCGGTAATGCCACCGGTCAGATTGAGTTTTGAATCAAGACGCCGCTGGCGCTGCCTGAGCGTTTGTGTTCCCGCCGGGAGACACTCATCAGGTAACCCTGCAATTTTCTCCCAACGCTCTATCAGTTCGGTTGTGGTGCGCGGGTCAATCTCCAGCATCAGCGCATCCGCACGCTGATGCGCCCGAAGCAAAGAGGGTGCCACGCCCCTGATAGCAGGATCATCAGACGACCAGGCGGGACCGGGTGGTAACAGAGCAGACAACAGGCTGATGTAATCATCATTGGTTACAGCCATGTGATAGCTCCCAGCACTGCCAGCTCATTTTTCGCGATAGAGATATCCGCTGCAGGCGAGATAAGCTTATGGCTGTATTCGCCAGTAGCGATGGAAATTGCTTCATTAATGCGGGATAGCTCAAGCTTTCCTTCCGGGTAACCATCCCGCAGCAGGAATGACCGCAACTCGGCTTCCACCTCTGCCCGCACTGTCGCCGTATCAGGATTGAGGTCAATCGTGAAATTAACGGTATGTGGCACGGCGGTAAACACATACAGATCAGATCCCGCCACCGGGGCCAGTGGTTCGATATAGGCCTGCACAGCCGCAACGGTCACATCGTCCAGTATTGGATTAACAAGGTCACTGCTGGCCACCATCACGCCAACCGTTCCGGTACCGAGCCAGTGCCGGTATATCCAGGCACGCGTGACGCCGGAAACCTCTTTTGCCCAGACCACGTAATCACCGTCAGCACCGCCAAGCGGCGTCCAGTAATAACGCTCCAGCACGCGGGCGCGCCAGGTTTCCAGATCCTCAACGTCAAAGCCGCCTGTGACCGTATCAGCCGAGCCGCCAGACGGCAGCCCGATAACAGGGGTTACCAGTGACAGCGCCGTGCCATCATCTGCATTCCCGGTTACTCCCGTTTCGCTGCATGAAATAGGTAGCCTCAGAATCCCACCCGCACTGGTTGCATCAGCGGAAGCTGTATATTGCACAAGATCATCGCGCTGGATAACTGCGCCGGCAGAGACTGTAATGTCGTTGGTTACACCATCCCAGCGCATATACCCGGTAGCGACCGTTGCATCTTTTCTCGGGCATCGCTTCATCGCGGCATGACGCGCCAGCCAGGTTTCATCGCAGAGATCCGGCAGCATGTTCATTGCCAGATAATCGATATAGCCGTAGACCGTATGCAGTGCGGCGGCGTACACCTTTGCACGGACATCCTCATCCATTCGGCGCAGCGTGTCGCTCACATCCAGCATCGCGAAAAGGTCGGTGCGAATCATGCTGATATTTTCGGCCAGCGTCGGGCGCTGAAATTCACTGTCCGCCATCTGTTATCGCGCTCCATAAATCGTTAAAAGAAACAGTGACCGGACCATCCTGGCGCCACAGGGTGATGCTGTTTGCCAGTTCGTTGATGCCGGTGCGCTGGATATCCAGGTCGATGCGTGAAACCACCCCGTCATCGATAAGCCACTGCAGGCACTCGCGGATATAAACCCGTACGGTCTGTACTAACTGGTTGGTAAGTTTGCTGCGCTGCAGCAGCCACAGGCGGGAACCATAGCGATCATTCTGTACAACAGGCCAGGTATCACCCCACCAGCCCATCGGGACATTCGCGTTATCGTCTGGTTCAGCGCGCCGCCATGTGAAAAGTGAAATGACCACCGCGCGGGTCAGCATGTCCAGCGATGAGCTGGCGCTGACCCGCTGCCCGTTTACCACAAGCCAGAGTTCCATCACGCCCCCATAGGTGTTGTTGGTGTGTCCGTGTTATTGCCCTGCCCGTTCTCTTTGTGACGGTGTCCATTGTAGGCAACCCGCATCGCGGCCATAGTCAGGCCATTGCTGTCACACAGATCTTTAATCTGCCCGGTCGCCTCGACGTCCATTTCAAATCTGGCCTTCGGCGCGTTGATGAAGGTGATCGCCTTACCGCCGCCATCCACGACAATCCCGTCTCGAGAGAGTTTTATCACCAGCCCCTGGTCGTCGAAGATGGCAACCTCCTTGTTGGCCAACCCCTTCAGACGATAACGCCGGTCAGCAACGACAATAGCTACAGCATGCGAGCGGTCAGCATCGGGAAACAGAAGTACGGCCTCTGAGCCCGCATCGGCGCGGGATGTAAAACCATAGGGTTCCAGGTGTTCAACTCCGGTTTTCTCTTCGCTGGCAATCAGCGAAACATCCACCGTCTGGCATTTCGTTGCCGCATTCACGCTGCCGATAACCGCACGGGTGATAAGGCTCTGTACCTGCCGTTGCAGGTTCTGCAATGCGCGCATCAGAATGGGTCCTCCGCAGAAGATTTTTTACGTTTCTTCGGATCTTTTGGTTCCGGCAAATAGGCATCCGGCGGCCCGATACGTAACTCTGCCCGCGTGCCGTTGTTGTCTTTGGTGAAAGTGACTTCAGAGATCAGCATTTCCCGGTTGTCAAAGCCGCATACCGGATCAAACACAATCACCCGCTGGTTTGGCTGCCATAACGTTCCGTCACCCTGACGCCAGCCCCACACGGTGTATGTGGTCTCGTCAGTACGCGCGGCGCGCTGGCGGGCTTCAAACTCTGCACGGGCAATACAACTTGCGCCGGTGGCCTGCCCGGTCTGCTGGACTGCCATCGGCCGGTAGCGTGATATCCCGGCATCTTCGGTTTTTGCGCGTAACGCCGTCGTGGTGGCCGCGCCAAAATCATCATCATTTCCGGAACGCTGCCCGCTTACCTGATAGGTTGAAAACCGCTCGCGTATGCTTTTCTCCGTATCACAACTGATGATGTTTTGTCCGAGCACCAGCGCCGTGGTGGCGCGGGTGGATCCGATGCCACCGATGACCAGCCGCCCGCGCGGGTCGTCGTACGCCAGCGCCTGCTGCTTACCAAGGATTTTGTTAAGCACCTCCAGTACGGTTTCACCGTGATCTGGCTGCACTGAAGGGATTGATCCCGTCGGCGCGCCGGAGTTAATCACGTCAATACCAAACGGGGCAGCCAGTGTGGTGGCCACCTGAACAAGTGACCGACCGTTAAGCTGTCTGGGATCGGCAGCGCAGTCGATAAGATCCGCTGTAAGGCTTCTCCCGCTGATGCCGGTGCTGATTGACCCGGCGTCGTAGCGTACCGGAGTAGCCTCAACCCATCCGGTTATCACCAGGTCTGCGCCGATGAGAACTTCTACCTTTGCGCTGTTTTTAATGCGGGGCTGCAGTGATTTAGTGCCATCACTGCCCGGCCACTCGCGAGTTATTTCCACACTGAAATCCCGGGCGAGACGTTCAATACCGGCACCAATGCGGACGGAGGTCCAGCCGCCCCACTCCCGACCATCCACCCTTAGCGTTACGTTGTCATTCATTGAACCGGTACCCTCAGTGCAGATGCAGGGACAAAGCCAGGGTGCGCCACGGCGTTACGGCGAACAATATCGCTTTCCCGTGCCGCGTTGTCATACCATGTCGCCGCCAGCACCAGCGCAGGTGTAACTTCCGAAGGCGTACGGATAACCGTTTTTTGTGTCTGCTGAAGCCGGTCATTGATGTCAGCATTGACATCTACTTTCACGCGGCGCAGGGCAAGAAAGAGCTGGTCATCATTCGTGCGGGACATCTCTTTATCGATCGCCTGATTCAGCGTGTCGCGGATATCCACCAGTTCGTCCCACGTAGGCAGATCGGTAGTGGTGGTTTCTTCCGTCGCATTGTTCAGTGCCGGATGTGATACCGCGGGCCATCCTGCCGTCTGCTCACTGGCCGTCATAGAGGTCACTGTCGAGGATGTTGGTGATGGAAGTTTTACCACTGCCGCAGCGGCTTCACTGATCGCCGTGGTACGGATAGCGCTGGCAACATAGTTGCTTTGCTGCTTTATGGTTTTGGTCGTAACACTGTCTGTTTTCCACACACCTCTTGGTTGAAGATCGCTCCCCAGGCTGATGCCTGAAAACGTTTTAATCATCGTGAAAAGATCACTGGCATTTCCATACAGGCGATTCCCTGCGCGCCACATCATTTGTAACTGATTTACAAACGTTTTCCCTGATGATGGTGGCGGAAGTAAAACAGAGATATCCCCCTGCATAAGCCTGGCGGCATCAGAAACGACGGCATCCACAACTTTCATTGCGCCGGTGACATAACCCATCATTTCTGTAGCCGTACCAATCACATCGTTCTGAATAAAATCAGCCACACCATCGATGCTGAAGTTGTCGAAATTATTACTTATGCAGTCATCAAGCGCAGAGCAGGACGTTGTCAGATTCTGCGCCGTCGCAGCGCCTGACGTCGGGTAAGAGAGTTCGCCAGCCTCAACAAATCGCAGGTCGAATCGCACCATGCGCCCATCGCTGGCGGTGGTGCTTACTCGGGCCTCTCCGTCGACGCACACCTTAACTTCGCCATAGCTCGGGTGGATCAGCGTGCCAGGGCCGGGCTTATTCAGTGCCTCGATTAAACGATCACGCTGGTCATAACAGTCTTCACCAATAACATAAGCTGAAATGTTGGGGCGAAAGCTAACCTTACCGAGGTCCTCCGTATACGGCTTATCACGGTTGGGGAATTCGTGAGTTTCAACACGGCGGCCAACCCCGGCATCTTCATTTTCCACTTTAAACGCGACACCGCGAAACGACGCATCAACAAGCCTGTCTTTCCACGCCATAGGTTCTCCGGGCATAAAAAAACCCGCCGAAGCGGGTGGGTGATTCTGATACGATTTGAATCAGTTAATTATTTCAAAGTCACTTCAATAGAAAAGACGTCACCTGATTTTATGAATTTTGAATCAGCCTTATCGTCAAATGACTCGAAATTCTGAACATCATTAAACCGCTTCATTTTATTTGCAAATATTGCAGGTTCCACCCCAGTCAGATACTTATAAGCCCTGCCAGCCAAGGTAACGTTACTTAATTTTTCAGTGTTTCCGTTATCTTTATAAAACCATATAGTTACTTTCTTGGCACATGGTGGTTCGTATATGGTCAAATAAAACTGAGGCTCATATTTTTTATCTGCATCGTCGCTTAATGCGTCTTCAGCAGGCAGATCTTTTCTGAATTCATATTGATACCGAGTTATTCCCTCTTCCTTTTTTTCGGTTTTCTTTACAGGTTTTTTGCCAATAGAAGCTAAAAAACCAGACTCACTAAATTCTGGATAACATTGCTCAGCAGTAGCACTAAAAGCCCATAGGGCAACCAAAAACAAAATAGCGATACGCATAACCATCCCCCAGAGTGAAACTCTTACAGTAATGTCGTTTTACATAAAACTATCACGTCTGCGGTAGCTAAAAACACCCTCGATAGACGGTACATAAAAACCCTTCCGTAGCGGATATATTAAATAGCGGTGATTAATGTGGGTAATTCCAGCCGGACAAACTGGTATATCCTACATCCGTGTTCACATTCATCCCGCCCCCCTGTGCCTCTGTCACCTTCATTCCAGGAGGTGCGTCTTTAAATTGTACGGTGAGCGTGCCCTTAGACTGCTGAGAAACCGGCTTTATAGCGTAGGGATTATATCCCTGGCTCGCAACGCCGGTACCATACGCGCCATAACCACCAGCGCCCCACTGCGCTGAATTCATTGCGTTAACCGTATCGGTCGCCTCATCCGTAAACCACTTAATGATCGGCTGCAATTTGTCCCACATGTCCTGGAACCACTTAACGATCGGGCCCCAGTTATTAATAATGATCCCCAACGGGCTCCACGCAAAAACCTTTTTGATAATCTCCCAGCCCTTTTCGAAGTAGGGGCTGACCACATCCCACATCTCTTTAAAATACGGACCAACAACATCCCAGTTAGAAATAATTAACCCGGCTGCCAGTGCAATCGCGGTGAGGATCATACCAAGGGGTGTCATTGAAGCCAGACGGCTCGCCAGCGTAATGGCCTGGCCCACACCCATAATACCAAGTTTAAGCGTGACGAGACCCGCTGCGAGACCGGCAACACTGCGAATAACCCGCGGGTTCTGATCGGCAAAGGTTGTGAATCGTGCGCCAAGATCACCAAGCCAGGTTGTGAGGTTCTTGGTGTCACCCGAAAATGCACTACCGATGGCCGCCAGTCCGTTGGTTGCTGTGCCTGTCATGGCTTCCCACAGGTTAGCCAGTGTTCCGAGCTGAGCCTCAACGCGTTTGTTGAGGTCGGCCTGGTTATTCATTTTCTGCTGTATCTGGTCGTAACCGTCCTTGCCTTTATCGATGAGTGCGTTAACCACCTGGATGGTTTCTGCATCATCACCAAAGATGGCTTTAAGTACGCCGGTGCGTTTGACGTCCGTTAATTTGCGCAGTTTTGATAACTGCTTGAACAGGTTATCAAGGCCACCAAACCCACCTTTCCCGTCAGTAAAATCCAGATCCACACCGAGGTTTTGACGCTTAAGAACCTTATTCACGCCCTTAATTTTTTTTACGTCCAGCCCCGCCTGAATCACTTTCCGTAACGCGTTACCCGCCGATTCCCCCTCCATCCCCATCTGATCCATCATGACACTAATTGGTGCCAGACCCTGCGCAGCTTTCAGCCCGTCCTTATTCACCATCTTAAGGACGGAGCTGGTTTTAGTGAAAAACGAGAGCATGTTGGTATCGTCGACACCGAGATAGAACGCCTTCTGAATGGTATCAAACAGCCCCATCATGTCGTCCGATGCTGTCCCTGTGGCATCCTGCATTTTTGCAGCAAACTCTGCCGCAGCTTCCGGGGTCTTTTTAAGCTGGACCGCAAGATAAGCCGTGGCTTTGCCTACCCCGCCGAGGATGTTTTCCGCGGGTATGCCCTGGCGAACCAGCATCTGCATCATGTTCTGGAAATCAGCCGTTGTCCCCGGTAACTGATTACCGAGCCCGACGGCAAGCTTGTTGATTTTTTCAAAGCTGCTGCCGACCTCACCATTGGCCTGCATCATTGCCACTTTCAGGCCAGTTGCGGCATTCTCCTGGTCGGCATAAGCTTTCATGGACACAGTCAGCCCGGCAGCAAGTCCACCAGCGAGAGCGAGACCACCTTTGGATGCCTCTTCGGTCTGTCGCCTGAATCCACGAATATTTTTCTGCATCCTGGAAAGCGCGGGGGAAAGTTTATCGACGCCTGTGATTAGCGCTTTCAGTTCAAACTCAGCCATTACCTTGCTTCTCCCGCTCTATTCTGTTTGCCTGGCTGACCAGTACGGGGATCTCACTGATTGGCATATTCAGCAATTCAAAGGGGTTAATGCGCCAGTAGCTGGCGCAGTCGAAATAGCTGTTAGTGAGATACTCAGCCGTCAGCCCTGGAGGAAAAAACCAGCGACAATCCATCCGGCAGCATTGAGATCACCGGGCGACATCTGATCCACTGAGCTCAGCGGAACCTTTGCCAGTTTGACGATGTATTTGGCGACGATGTGCGCTTGAAGTTTGATTGATTCGTCCTGGTTCATCTGGTACGGATAACCCAGCTCGCGCACATCTTTCCCTGTCGGCTCGTCGAATTCCAGCACGCTCAGCGTGTCGCCATGCGCCTGAATCGGCTTTTTCAGTTCAAGCTCTGTCACTGGTATCCCCCCTCTTCACCATGGAATTCAAGATCCACCGTGCCTTCTTCGGCATTGTGGTTTGCTTCGCCATGCACCCAGGCATTAGAAAGGACATATACCTGCCCGTTCGCCAGTTCGGACGTAATCGTCATAGAGTCCGAATCAAAAAGTTTGCTGACGGGGAAGTCCTTTGGAACCTTCGCTGTCAACTTGGTGTACGGTGCGCGGTGGGTTTCTTTATAGTCGACATCACCCGCCAGGCCGACGACGTCATCCTTGACGTTGGTATTCATCGGCACTTCTACGCCCCCCGTAGCTGACAGCTGAAGCCCGTCAACTTTGATGTAACAGGTACCGCCAATCTTGGCCATTATTCAGTCTCCTCGGAATATTGCAGGCGGAACTGGTTAACAACGGCGAAGACACGCAGCTGGTTAACGTAATCCGGCGGGAACAGAGTATTGAGGCGATTCGGGTCATTCTCGTCGCGCTCAACGATCAGGTACTGCTTAAACAGGTCGTAATTTTCAACGATCCCGGCGCGCTCCATCTGGCGGTACGCTGCCAGCAATTCCCCTCTGATCACAGCAGGGGTGACAATCGCCTGACCGGACCCGAAGCGGGTACCATCATTTGCCAGTTTGTGACGGCCATATTTGCTGGTAATCACCGATTTCAGCTTGCGCAGGACGTAGGCGCTGGTATGCAGCGTCTCGCTGTCGAGGTAACTGTTGTCAGCCACGCCGTAAGCGTTCGTCTTGTAGGTGGTCACATCGCGCTGGATACGCAGCACACCGCTTTCGACATAGGCGGTCGCGATACCGTGGGTCAGCAGAGACTGCTGCTCCGTCATCGTGAAGCGCTTGCCCTTCGGTGCCGGCAGCATATCCACCAGTTCGCCGGTCTGCGTCGGTCGCGCCGGATCGTTACGGATAAACACCGCCGCGCGCGCGGTACGGCTGGCCGCCAGTTCATCCGCCGGGGTCTGCGTTTCTTTTTCGTAGCCCGCCAGGGTGATGTGCTGCAGGTTGAACAGGTCACCGGCCGTCACCAGTTCGGACAGGGTTCCGAGCCTGGCGGTGTACACATGCCCGTAGAGCTGACGCGCATAGCTCCAGCGACCACTGGTATCATTCATCTCGCTGGCAATCGTATTAATCGACGCCTGGTCGTTGAACGGATGACCGATATAGTCAAAAGGTTCATCCCCCATTGCTGCAATCGCGGAAGTCAGCACCGGCGCACCGGTACCGGCAGTGCCAGTCGCGATCGCCACGGCCACACCTGCGGGTAACACTTCACCACTTCCGTAGCCGTAGTAATTCAGGGATACCGGGATTTCATTGCCGCACAGCCCCTTATGCCGTGCGGTGAGGGTAACAACACCCAAGGCGGAAGAGGCAGTGAACGGAAGAGAGCCCACGGCGTTAACCGCATTTTTGATACTGGTGGCAATCGCGGTGACATCATCACCATTAACTACAGCCACCTGCACGCGGGTGCGCCCGACATAAAGGCTCAGCGTGCCGCTCTCTGTCGCCGCGCCTGTCACGTTCAGGGTGACGGTTGCAGCGTTGCCGGTGGCAGGTTCCGGCACAGCGATAACGTACAGTTCACCAAACGGATCCGTGGCGCGGTACGCTTCAACCATGCGGGCAAGCTGGCTTCCCAAGCCACAAAGCTGTTTTGCATAATCGGTGGACGGCATGATCACCAGCGTATTGGCAGTGATCGTGGAGCCGGTATTGGCATACCCAATCAGCAACGAGGGCGCAGTATCCTGCGAGGTGTTCGCCGCCGAATTATCCATCTCGGCATAAAACAACGGCACCCGGGTTGTTGAGGGGATGTTGTTAAAACTAATTGTCATCGGTATTCACCTTCTTCGGTTTAGCGTCCACACGCTGGATGTCGCCGGCGGCTTCGCGACGCAACCAGTAGTTGTTCTCTTCGACGTTCCGCCCTTCTTCAGGCAAAAGGTCACCACGGGCGGGGTCAGGTACTGACCGCCCGGTAACAGGTTTTACAAACATGAGACCCTCAGTTGCCGGTTGTGCCTGGCAGGTTAATTTCGGTGTGGTGTTCGATATTTCCGTCCGGGCCCTCGCCGGGGTCGATGAAGTCAACATCAATGGACAGCGTCAGGAGATCACTCAGCGCATCAAGATCATCAGGCTGGCGGGTATCGTCATCAGACAGCTCGGTATCGACAACAAAATCAAACTGGTAAGTAAGTTCGTAGCGGTTAACATCGAGCAACGTGCCACCGTCATAAGTGATCGGTTCGCCGCGTTCCTCTGGATTCCAGCCTAAAAGCGCCTTAAAGAGCATGTTGCGGATGTCGTGAACAACGTCATAAGAGGCCCATTGCCCTCGCTCATCACGCCCATTACTGACGAAAACAATAACGGAGAATCCCTCGCGCAGATCCTGCCAGTAGTCGGTCTGGCTTTTTTGCTCACCAGGTGAATCATCACCCGGCACCACGTAGGCCGACGGTAACTTCATCTTCCCGGCCTCCGGCAGATTCTTGAACTGAGCAGCGCCCGCGACCCGGTTTTCAAATATCTGGCAACGGGCGCGAAGTGCAGCAATAATCGGCGTCAGCTTCATTTTTGGCGTTTCTCAGGTTTGAGGGACATCCGCAACTCACGAGAAAGGAAGTAACGCGTCCATCCGCTGTTTTTGTTCAGTGTCTCGATCATAAAGTTACTGCGTGGTGCCAGACGCCATCCGCTGCCACCAGATGCACCGCGATAATGCCGCCGCTGTCGCCGTGCCCCACGCCGCACCCCGTAGAACAGAAACGCCGGGTAAAAGTCACCCGTTATCATCCGGTTGCCCTGCCCGTTGCGCTGGTTAGGCGCTATGCGCGTCATGAAGCCCGGGCGACGTTTGCTTGCCTTTGGCACCATAAAGCCGATCGACTTCGCCAGACGTCCGCTCTGAAATCCCGGGTTTTCGCCTGGTTCCGAACGGCCCCGACGCATCACAAGGCGGCGGGCGTCGCGCATGTGCTTCTGGCCAATGCGAATAAACGCCCGTCGCACCCGCGCGCGGTTGAAGCGCATCTCATTGGGCTGCTGAAAATCAACGTGAAAAAAGGGTGTTGCCATTGCTGCTCCCTCCGCTGTTGGACGGCACGCCGAGATCGGTACATTCCAGCAACAAAAAACGCCGCTTGTTGTTGAGATCGCGGGCGCGTTGAACACGAAACACCTCGTCACCGCACACGACTTCAAAATCCTTCGTGATACCGGAGCGCCAGCGGATCGTGATGTAATGCGTTATCGCGTTGTCGGTCTGGGCCGTTTCCTGGTATATGGTTGCGCTGGTCTGTGTCACTTTAGCCCAGGCGTAAAACTGTACCGGATACGTAGGCTCAATCCCCATATCAGCCGATGGGGTGTCGACTCGCTGGCGGATCTGCACCCGCTTATCGAGTTCACCGGGATCGGGCAGGATATAAGTTGCGCTGGTCTGCGCCTGCCGTAACTTCATAGCGGGATAAACCTGTAGGGACCAACCAGCCAGTTATAGGACTGCGGCATTTCGGACTTCTCAATTTCACTGACGGACGAGCGGTTTTCGTAGTAATGAGTCAGCAGCAGGAGCATCCCGAGCTTCACATCATCAGGCATCGCCAGCCCTTCAGGATCCTCTACGGGTACAGTCGCCGATTTCTCGTAGAGGGTACGATTCAGAAATGATTCCGTCCGCGCCTGCACCGCGCTGCCAAGCAGCCCGAGAAGAGTATCCTCATCAGTAAAATCCTCATCAAGTCGAAGTTGCGCCTTGATTTCTGAGAGTGTCAGCAGCATGAAAATCTCCATGCCCGCCAGATGACGGGCATAAAAAAACCGCTTACGCGGCAGTGACTGTGCTTTTTTGCCGGTTATGCGGCTGGTTTGCCCACCAGCGCCTTGATAGCAGCCACGTCTTCCAGCACGCAATCGAAACGATGGAACGCCAGGAAAGCCGTCTGGTCGTATTCTGCGTAACGTTCAACCAGGCGCTTCAGCGTCATATAGGTAATACGGCGCACAATGAAGCGGTCGAAGTCACCGAGAAAGGCGAATTTTTTACCCGCCGCGATACTGTCAATCGCCTGGTCAATCACGTACGGAATATTCAGAATGGTGGCCGGAGTGCCGCCTGCCACATCCGGCAGCCACAGCGGGCGGTTCTGCCCGTCCACCATCTCTTCGATCACCTGGAGCGTGGAATCGTTGAACGCCCAGCGAAATTTAGGACCGCCGCGGTAAGCCGGGTCGATCGCATGTTTCAGCTTGTTCATTTCCTGCCAGGTGAACGCAGCCGCAGCGGCCGTGTTTACCGTTCCGGTAACGGAAGCCACCAGGCCTTTTGGCTGCACCGGCGTGCCTGCCCCGGTGCCCTGCACCAGGTATTTTGCTTCACCGCGCCCGATACGCTGACCGATGCGTGATGCCAGGTAAGCTTCAATATCCACGCCGCTGTCCTGCAGCAGTTCGTTAGAAACCTTAATGATTTTTGACGAAAGCTTTTTGGCGCCCAGAATTGCCGAGCCGAACGTCACATCTTCTTCGGTGGTTTCCGTGTTTTCCCCCAGCAGTTCCCCCTCTTCTGCAGTACCGTCGGACGTTGACCAGGTAATGTCCTGCCCGTTCGACGTGTTAAGGATTTGGGCCACGCTGGCGATACCACCGTAGGCTTTCATCGCGTCGACGATTTTATTCAGCATCTGCGTCGGCACGGTATAACCGCCTTTGGCATCCGGCGTCGTACCCTGCGCACGCAGCTCTTTCACGGCCTGGCGCTCTTCGGCGGACAGTTCACTGAACCCGTGGCGCAGGAACTTATCGAACGCAGCGGCACGGCGTTCAGCATTCGGCTCTTCCGGCGTATTGTTACGCTGCTCACGGCGTTGCTCGTCTTCCTGATCTTCAACGTGGACCTGATCGAGGCGGCGCAGTTCCTCCAGGCGCCCGATCTGCTCATCGATCGCATCCAGTTCAGATTTAGCCGCGTTCCACTGGGTGCGCTGCTCGTCAGTCCAGGTTGCGTCACCGATTTTTTCGTGCAGCGCACGCATGTCGGTGGCGATGGTGTTACGTTTTTGCTTCAGTTCGTGCAGTTTCATGTTTTTTCCTTACGCGTTAAGAAGGTTCAGCAGGCGCTCGCGCGCCATTCGTTGATTAATGGCTTGCGCCAGCACGCCACTGTCGCGCGCCTCCTGCCAGGCTTTCATGGATCGGACACCGGAATCGGCTTCCTGATAGGCCGGGTAGGTCACCGGGCTCACATCAAAAAGCCGTGAAAAGCGGGATATTTCACGGATAACAATGCCTTCATCATCTTCAAACCAGTGCTCACCGTCACGCGCCACGCGGAACGCAAAGGAAGACTGGTTGATGTCGCCGCGGAACATCGGTGCCAGGACAAGATCACGAATGGTCTGCGTCTCCGGGGCCACAATGTCATAACGCAGCCCCTTATCATCAACCGACAGTGAAAGCGTACCGGCGGCGCTGCGGCCAAGAATAAAGTTCGGATCATGGTTAAACAGCCCGCGCACATCATCGTTCAGCACGTCGTCAAACGCGCCTGGCTTGATGATTTCACGGAATCCCCATAACGGCTCGGAACGGCTGTTGAACACCGAGCCATAACCGATAATGTGCGTCGGCTGCTCACTGTGTTGCTCCGCCCGAACCTCGCCGCTGTAACAGCGGACTTCGCGATCATCCATTGGGTTGCTCCTCGCTTTTTGGGTCGGTGGTAAAGTCTTTGATGGGATTGGCGGCATTGACGCTGACAAGCATTTCGTCAAGGCCGTCGACCGGATTCATGTCTTCGAACGCACGGGCTTCATTGCGGCTCATCCAGCCATCCGTGATGGCGAAGTGATAGAACTGTGCCCGCTCCTGAGGCGTACCGCGCAGAAGCCCGGTCAGGTTAAAGCGGGTATAGAAACCTGCCGCCAGTTCAGCGCGGGTGAAAATCCGGCGGTTTAACTCCTGCTCCCAGTTGGTGACCCAGGGCATCATGGTGTAGCGGACAAACTGAATGGCCTGCTGGGTGATGTTGGAGAACGTCGCTTTTTCCAGATCGTTAATCATGTGTGCCGGTACATTGAAAATACCGGCGATCATGGAGCGGTTCAGTTTGGTCATGTCGATTATCTGGGCATCGACGGGTGAAACTGTCAGCGCTTTGTAATCGAGATCCGCCGGCAGCAGCATGGTCTTGTTTTCCTGGCTGCGCAGCGCCAGAGCGGCTTTCTGCCAGGCTTCCTTCAGCCAACCCCAGCTTTCTTTCTGAAGCGGTGTTTTCACCGAGACAATGCCTGCCGGGCGTGCGTTTCCGCTGAAAAAGGTTTCGGTGTACTTCTGCCCGCTCATGCCCAGGCCTATGGTTTCGGCGTGCTGCATAATCGGGCTGAGACCCATTTTCTGGTTATTGCCCAGCGCCCGGATATGGATCATGTCATCCGGGCTGATGGCGAAAGCGCCTTCTTCGTTGTAAAGCCCGTAGGTATAGCGCCCGCCGGTTTTCAGTAGGGTTGTTTCCCAGGGCATACAACTTTCAAGGCCGACAACTTCGCCGCGCCGGTTACGCTTTACCCACGAATAACCATTTCCCCAGCCGAGGATGTGGCGCTGTTTCAGTTCGCGCCATTTGTAACTGGTCTGCCAGATATTGGGCTCATCGTGAATGAGATAAAACGCCGGGTGATCGCGCGCGGGCTCAACCTTACCGTTGTGCTTGCGCATAACATGCAGCGGCATCTGCGCCAGATTTGACGACAGAACGTAAATACAGGCGTAAACCGCTGCCAGTTTCATGGCCGTCTCGGGGCTGACGTAGACATCAGATTTAAAAATCCCGTCCGTATCGACCATGTCGCCACTTATCGGCGTGGCCGGATTCTCCAGTGATTCACTTCTGAACATGGCATCAAGCAACACGTTTCCCCCTTCTGGCCATTACCAGTGCGGCCACCAGCAACAGACCGCCGGAGAACATCAGGGCGGGTGCCAGCCCGAACTGGAGATAAAACCCCGCCGTGAGCAGTCCGTAACCGGCCAGCCCGATAACATCGGTAACGATTGATTTCATAGAATTAAGAGGTCTTCGCCTGGATCCAGTGAGGAGAGGAAATCGCCCGGCTCTTTAAGCATGGCCCGGCCAATTGCCATAATCAGCGCCACTGCGCCGTCGATTTTGTTTTCGTTCTGCTCTTTGATGGGCTTCACCACATCGTCATTGCCTGGGATGTTTTTCCCCACCACATTGGCAATACACCAGTTCATTATGGGGTTGCCGTCATGATGAAACCTGCCGGACTCGATCGCCGCTTCCAGCTCTTTCATCGGGTCTGACATGTTGGTGTAGTTCTGAATGATGGTAACGGGGTTAAGCTGCTCATCCGCCAGGTCGTGAGAAAGCCCGGTCGCCCCGTAGGGATCAATCGGTGACTCGGTGACCGGGTTCAGTTTGTTCGCAGCTTTGGCCTCCTCCAGGATGTAGCGGTAATCCACCTCCGCGCCATCGGTGACGGTGAGGTAACCCATCTCCACCCATTTCTGGAAGCGTTCAGCAGTGCGGCGATCCTCGTTTTTCTCCACGCTGTAAACCGTGTCATACGGTACCCAGAAGCGTGGCGCCACGCTGTAATAATGTGTTTTGCCATCAATCTCGCGGGTAAACAGCCGCGCCATGCTGTTCATATCCAGCTTGCGCGCCAGGTCGAATGCCAGCACACAGGGCTGCCCTTCGAAATGCTCGAGCGTCAGCGTCTTGTCTTCGCAGTTCTGCCAGGACACCAGGTTGTAGAAGGCCGCGCGTGCCGCCACCCAGATATTCAGATGCTTGGTTTTAAAAACGCCCGCCTGCCGGGCATTGTTAATCGCACGTTGTTGCTGACTGAGAAGAAAATCACGGTAAACCGAGACGCCCATATTCGGGTTGGCCTTCTCCAGCACCTTCGGATCCGTCCAGTCGTCGCCCTCATCAACCGTATAGATGATGCCGAACAGCTCCTCATTGGGTACTGAGCCGTTAAGCATCTCGATCACTTCGCGGCGTTTGTCGTAGCACGGCCCCTCGATGTTGTAACCCGCAGTGGTGATCGCCCACATCAGCGGCTGACGCCGTGCGCCCATCCCGGTCAGCATGGTGGTATAGAGCGCATCGGTCTGGTGTTCGTGGTATTCGTCGACGATGGCGCAGTGCGGCGACGCACCGTCGCCAGGGTTACCAATCAGCGGTTCAAACCGCGCGCCGTCCTCGGGGCGGTTCAGGTTAGAGGCATTCACCTCGATGCCGAAGGCTTCGACCAGCAGCGGCGTGCGCTTGCACATCAGCCGCGCCGGGCGAAACACTTCCCAGGCCTGTTTTTCAGTCGTGGCGCCGGAATACACCTCCGCGCCAAACTCGTTGTCACAGGTAAAGCAGTACAGCGCCACGCCGGCAGAGATTGCCGACTTCCCATTTTTACGTGGGATCTCGGTGTAGACCTCACGGAAACGACGTAACTTTGTTCCCTTCTGCACCCATCCAAACGCACTGCAGGTAATGAAAAGTTGCCATGGCTCCAGAGTGATCGGCATCCGCTTGAATGCCCATTCACCCTTTGTGTGGGGCAATAACTGAATAAATTTCGCCGCTTTCTCGGCCATGTCTTTATCGAAGCGGTACCGGAATTTCCGGCTTTTCTCCTGCGCCATGTCATCGATGTGACGCTGGCAGGCCTGAATGACAAACTGGCACGCCGGGATTTTCCCCCGCACAACGTTGCGGGCGTACTGATTCGCGGCGTTGACGTTGGGGTAAGATTTCCGGCTCATGAATTGATCATCTTCAGGAATGGGTTGGAGGTTTTCTTCTGTCCTGCCAGGCCGATAAGACGCTGGCGGCTGCTCGGGTCAAGACCCAGCATCGAACCGGTGGAGCTCATCTCCGATTCTTGTTCTTTTTTGGCGGTGAGCTCAGGGTTTTTGATCTTGCCGCCCATGGCACCGAAGATAGTGTTGCCCTCCGCAGCAATATTTTTTACAGCGCGGCGCCAGAACTCGTAGGCCACACACCAGCGCTCCAGCACAGCCAGATCGGTAACGCACAACAACCCCTGCCCGCATAACTCTTTTGTGGTCAGTTCCCACATGATTGACGCCAGCGGGAGATTGTCTTCCGTAAACCAGTCCGGCGGCGCCACACCTTTGATCGGGGTGAATACTGGTTCCTCTTTGTTCAGGGCTCGCTTGCCGGGGTTCCCGGCCAGCTCCTTGCGCGCCGTTGGCTTGGGGCGACGCCCGGAACGCCCCGCCGTTCCAGCCATATGCGGCACTCCTGGTTAAATTTCATTTTTCGCGGGTATAAAAATTCGAGGGGGCTGGCAGTCCGGCAGGCAAGGGGTTGCAGAGATTTACCCTCCCCCTCCCTGTGGTGCTCACTTGATGATACAGGTTCTCATTTGAGACGTTCACGCCCGGTCTTCGTGGCATGACATGACCAGCACAGTGACTCGAGGTTGCTGTCCTCATCCGTGCCGCCGTTGGCCTTCGCGATGATGTGGTCGACGCACGCCGCCGAAACAGCCTGGCCTTTACGCAGATGTGCCTGGCACAAGTACCTGTCACGCTTCAGGATCTGCGCGCGTATCACGTCCCACCTGCTGCCATAGCCGCGCTGGTGGCGTGACTGTCCCGGCTTGTACTGCCGCCAGCCCTCGCCTTTGTGTGCTTTGCAATAACCAGATGGATCGGTTGTTGTGCTGCGGCAGCCACGCACGCGGCAGGCTTTTGGTGTACGTGGTGGCATTGAATATCCTCTTAGATGTGCCTGCCGACTAGTGAAATATCTTTCCACAGGCTCACAACAGAAAAAAATGCCGTTATGCTGAATATGCGAAGCACAAAAAAGCCACTAGTGAATACCAGTGGCTTAAAGTTAAACAAAGCCGAAATAATAACAAAATCTATTATTCTTTATTAAATTTCAAATTATTTATCAATAATTCTTGTAATCCATCAAATAAAGGAAGGAAATCTACTTGCCCGTTAGTTTCTTTACATACAATTTTTTCATCCAAATCACCGATTTCAAAAATAAAATCCGCAGACTGCTTACTAAATTTCACCTTAACTAAAAATTTCATTACAACATCGGGTGAATCGGTAGTACATAAATTCAGTACTAGATCGAAGCAAAGCTTCTTTCCGTCCTTTTTTAAAGCGAACGGGGCATGAGGAACAACATTTTTCTCTTCCTCATCATAAACGCCAGTCTGCAATATTGCGATTTTTTCATTATTACTTATGACGTAATCATTAGTAAGGCCAAGGTAGTCGCGATACTTTGAATGAAAGGCTCCATAAGCTAAGTAAAGTTGGTTCCAGTATGCGTCACTGTCGGCAACAAGTTCAGATACTGCTTTTTTTATTTCAATAAACTTAGACATGTAAAACTCCTTTTTAGACTAGAGTTAATAGATTACGCCTAAGTATTATCATATAAAAGAATTATCACAGGCACTCAGTGAATGCCTGCTGTAATGCCCGCCAAACTTTCGCATTCGCCACATCAATGCCCTTGAGATCGTCACTCAGGTTCGTCTATGCTCCCCGTTGATATAACCACTGAGGATTGCTAAATGACTTCATTAGGAATGCAGATTGCTTCAACGCTGTTTGGTTTTACAGGTACGATCCTGATGTTTTTCAATAGCTATGCATTAATACCCTACGAGGCGGCTATGTTTGGTAGTGACGAGATAATTGAGCACGATAGAAAGGTGGAACAAAAAAATAAGCGCATGTTGAGAAACCAAAAAATAGGCATCGGCCTGCTTTCGCTCAGCTTCTTGCTCCAACTGATCTCATATTCCCTTTAATTTTCACTTTAAACATTGTTGCCTGATGTAGTCCTGCAAGTAGTTCACTTGCCCGGTGATGGTGGCGATTCGCTCTCTGAGGGTGAAATAATCCCGTTGAGCGGAGTCTGTAAGTCGGGGGCTGGTTGCATCGCCCACGCCGCCGGAGGTGGACGATCCGTCCGCTGGACAGGTGGCGGCGACTCGCAGCCTACGCTTGCCAGCAGCAACATCGCGTTCAAGCTGATCAATAGTGGCCTGTGCATATGCCAGTTCTCCGGTGTATTTGGCATCCAGTGCGGCAACGTCGCGCTGACGGGTCTGCATATCTGTGATGGTATCTTTTGCCAGTTTCAAATCGCTGGTGGCTTTATCGCGCTGCTCTTTATAGGTGATGGCGTTGCCGCGGTAGTGATTTACCAGCAGCCCCAACACTGCTACCAGGGCGATAACTGACAACTGAAACCAGTAGCGTTTTACCAGCGCGCCAATCACGACAGGAACAGAGCGCGCTCTGCCTCACGGCGACGGGTAAGGCCAGCCAGCACCTGCCCGCCTGCTTTGTTCCAGCGCAGGAACTCATCGGCAGCGCCGCGGTAATCGCCTGCATTTATCTTTTTCAGCAGCGTAGAGGTGGAAAGCACTCTTGCGCCGAGGTTGTAGGCGAAAGAAACCAGCGCATCGAACTGGCCCTGCGTTAGCTTCACTTTCACCAGCTTCGATACGTCGCTCTCGTAGCTGACCAGTCCGGTACGCAGCAGGCGCTCTGCCGTTTCCTCTTTGATGGTCATCCCGGCGCGAATTGGTTTCCCGTCCACCGGCTGCGTCCAGCCATAACCTATGGTCCATACGCCCACGCTGTCCTGATATGCCGTCAGCCGCAGACCTTCAAACTGTTTGATGAGCGCAATGCCCTTATCGCTGATCTGCATTATTCTGGCCTCAGTACGTGAAAAATCCGGGCTACGTTACCGCGCGCCGCGAATACAGCAGCGCAGATGATGAGATTCATCAGCACGGTCGCCCAGTGCACATGAAAATAGAAATCGAACATGAAACGGAATGGCACAGAGGCATAAGCCAGGATGATCAGATAAGCCAGCCATGACGCCCACCAGTTGTGTCGCCCGCCAGGCTTACGAAACATCATCAGCCGCAGAACGATAGCGGTACTGGTCACCACGTTGGTCAGTACCAGCGGATCACTTGTTACCATTTGTCCCTCCCCGCCACCTTTGCAGCAGCGACAGGGGATCCTGCTCGCTAAAGAAGGTAAGCGTCTTAATCGCCACCGCGGAAAGCAAAACTGCGCCGAGCGCATCAAGCGGTTTGTCGCTGTAATGGGTGATGCTCGCAAGCATGGAACCCACCAGCCCGGAGCCGTACACGCCAGCGAAGTAAGAAACGATGAAGTAGGCCGAACGGCGGAGAATCGTCAGATCGGCAGCGGTGGCGACATAGAACACGGCACCAGCGAACGCACCGAACACGACGCCGTAATCGGTGCCTGTTAACAAGCCATACAAACTGGCACCGGTTAAAGCGCTCGCCGCCGCAGCGGAACCGGAAACAGGTTCGGACATTTAGCCCCCTCGTATATGCTGTGAGTCCTCTCAGGATGAGGGGAATAATTGATTTTTTCTTAATATTTGATGAAACTGTATTTTTTGTTGTTAAAGCTTAGAGGTAAAAAAATGGACGCAAACACATTTACAGTGATTGGCGCCTTCACTGTAGCAATAATAAGTGGTCTTTTAGCTATGACAGCTTCTTTGTCAGCTAAAGAAAAAGAAATCAAACTAACTATTTATGAAAAGCTCGGAATTGATACGCATACTATTTTAGAGCGAATTCATAACAACAGTCAGTGTATGAGGCTTGTATTCGAGAAAGCTAACAACCCTAACAGAGAATCACTCATAGAAGCAGAAGAAGCCTATGCCCTTGATATAGACAAGATTCGCGAACTAAGAGTAAGAATTAAGTTTTTTGATGAAGGATGCTTTAAAAAATATGAAAATATTTTAGTATTACATGGTTCCCTATCCCCAGAAATAACTGGCAGAGCAAAGTCTGGACAAAAAGCAATACACCCCTCAGTTAATTACACTAAAGAAGAAATAGAATATTATAAAAAACAGCTTGATATTTTAATAAATAAAATAGATGAGACTAAAGAATACATAACAAACAAGACAGCTAAAGAATATAATAAAACAATATCATCCTCAAAGCGGATAATTTTTGTCACGATATTATTAATAGTTATCTTTATTATTACATTCATCTTGATACCACTTAAGTACCATGAAAATAAAGCAGAAAAAGAAAAAGTTACGCTTGTTCACTCTTAATAAAAAACCCGCTCGGTGGCGGGTTGTTAACGCTGAACATACAATGCCCATCGTTAGGAAAATCCTAACCAGTTTTTTTGAATATTGCAAGCATCGTGAAGCTATAATCCGCGAAAATGTGGCTAACGTGTTACTTTTCTTAAATGCATCTCTGCGTTTGCTTCTTCAAGCCAGCATTTAGTCACGAGCACGTTAATCACATCGGCGTAACCGCTATACCATTCGTAATTCGTCAGGTCTGGCACAACCTTACTGACCAGTGCGCGGGCAAGCGTTGTCGGAACGCGGCTGTAGCGATTGCCATTACAGCGACCGCATACCTTATTAACCGGTACACCGTGCAGTTTGGTGCGCTTTTCATCGAGCACTTCACCCTTGCCTTTACAGCCACGGCACGCTGTTCTTACCTCTCCTTTACCGCCGCAGTGATGGCAGATCTCTTCCACCTCTTCATACCTGACCGTTGCCTCCACGCCTTTTACACCGGGGTGCTTGACCACATCGCGCATGACATGCAACACGCCAAGGCCATTGCAGTGCGGGCACCGCGCTTTACTGGCCGCAGATCGGGAATAATCGGCATAGGCGAATTGCACCAGCACCGGCAGAATTTCGAGGCGGGCTTTCTCGCTGAGTTTCATCAGCACCGGATTTTTGAGCGCCAGCGCATATTTCATCAATCCATCTAAAGCCGGTGCCGGATCCTGAATACCCATCTTTGCCAGAAACAGGTCAAAGCCGAGCGATGCTTTTGACTGCACCATGCCTTGTGCTGCCATTACATCGGTGATTGTCAGCGCAGCGCCACCAGTAGCAGGCGTCTCGTCGTTTAACTTAGGTGACTTTGGCGAATAGAATTTTGGTAATGATTCGAGGTTCATAGCGTCTCCACTTTACGCAAGCACCAGCACGCCTATGGCTGCCGCTTTTTGTTGAATTCGTATAACCAGTTCAAGCTGGCTGCCGTGTTTTTCTTCCCATGCTTTTGGATCTGCATGAAGCTCACGGTGATCCGCCCTGCAAAGCGGAATAACGTGAAAATCATGAGCTTTTGTTCCCATTCCTCCTTGTCCATGTCCAATCAGGTGGTGAGCATCATCGGCAGGCATACCGCATGCAACACAGGGCTGCGTCTTAACCCAACTGATATATTTGGGTATTACCAGTCGGGTGCTTTTTGGACGCTTCATTTGAGCGTTCGGTGTATCCGGGTCGGCGGCAATTTTCACAACCTGCTTTGCAACCTCCTGAACTATTTCCCGCGCCTGCGGCATACCGGGCACCAGATCAAGCTCGCGCGTTACCGATTTAATGACCGGCTTAGGCATAAGGAGAACCTGCCGGGCGGCTTCCTCCGGCAGCGCGTCGGCGAGGCCGTAACGCGCCAGCCACCAGCAGAACTCCGGCAGCGTCAGTGAATGGGAGTCGTCGAAGCCAAGCTCACGGCGTGCGGTCGTGAGGATGTATGAGGCGCAATTTGCGCGGGCAATGCCCGCCAGTTGCTCGGTGCTGTGCTCGCGAAGGATGTTGTCGCAATGCCAGCACAGCCGGATCGCGCCCGGCGCGTGGCGCATGGTTGTCATGTTCTCATCGTGCCAGCTTTCGTGTGGCCACTGGCAACCGGTACCGGATTCAAGCCAGCTTTCCAGACCGTTAATGCCGCCAGCGCGGCGCAACACTGCTTCATTTTCGAATACGCCAGCCAGTGCAGGATCTTCCGCCAGCGGCTGCTCTGCTGGTGGCAGTTCACCGTTCGGCATACCCGCCAGGCGCTCGGGTTCGTTCTCAAGCAACATGCGTCCGCGACGAAAATGCGGCAGGAGGCTGGCGCCGGGACGGAACATAACAAGTCCAAGCTCAGTTACCACAACGGGGTTTAACAGCGCCCTCACTCTGCGCCCTCCTTTGCGATATGTGCCGCCCACAGCCCGCCAATCCACTGCACACCTTTTGCCGTAAATCGTGCCTGGCTGAATGCATGATTGTTTTCGGTGCTGGTACCGGTTTTCACTTCGAACCGGCCAAGAGCGATATGACGATGACGCGGCGTCAGCGTGCCGCCAAGGCGATACAGAATGTCGTTATCCAGCAGGAAGCAACGAAACTCGGGCTCTTTGGCGTTAAGCAGCTTCGCCACCTGTCGGAATGACATTGAGCCTTTCGCGGAGCAATAACGGTCGACAAATTCAACTTTTGGCGCTGCGGCGGCCAGTTCATGTTTAAGCTGTTGCTGCTGCTCAGCCAGATCAGCGGCGAGGCGCAACGCTTCAGGTAAAGACTTCGGCACCTGCATTGCCTGCTGGCTCTCCAGTTCCTGCCAGCGATCGACAAGGCGCGCGGTAAATTCCGGCGAAAGCTGAGCTACAACGATATAGCTGTCGCGCTTACCAACCAGATACACTGCGACAGCCTGCCCGAGGTGATTTCTAACTTCCCCCATTGGGGGGAGTTGGATTGTGCCCTTTGCGGCAAGCCTTTCAATCGACTGCTTCACTTTGTCGTGCCGTGACTGAACCAGATCAGCAATCTCCTGGCTGCTCATGGTCAGTTCCTGCCCCGGTAAAAATGGCGCAGGGGTGAAAGCTGATGTTGCGTTCATCTGTTGCATGCGTATCTCCGTTAAGCGGCTGCAACCGCTGTTGGTATATATCTGGTGATCGAAATTTCCACCCTACCGCCTTTCACTACTGGCCCCCATTCCACCAGCATGCGCTTAACCTGCCTGTCGTCCTCCCACACTCCGGCATGCGTTAGAGAATCCAGCAGCGCCTTGTTGTAGTTGTCGATGTCCCGGTTTCGGGAGTCCGGCGGGTAAAGAAGAATTTCCACAGCAGCCGGTTCAGTAGAAGGTTTAGGCAGACGGCGTAACTGATCGATGATGGCAGCACAGGCTTCACTCCGGAACTTTCGCCCGGCTTCGCTGATAAGATGGCGGCCTTTCAATGGTCCCTTATTAGGTGCGCGCCAGTAAGAATTGACGCTTGGTGGGAAAGGTAAAATTAGCTTCATGCCGCGGACCCTCTGCGTTTCAGCCATTCATGAGCCAGATCAGCAGAACTTTCCTCACCCGCCAGCAGCGCCCGGATCACCTCTTCGGCCTCTTCAAGCGCCAGCGTGTCATTTACGCCGTTCACTTTGATGCCGCGCGCGGTGCCGCTGGCGATTGTGATGTAGCCTTTTTTCACAAGGGCGCGAAGGTGTTCAAAAGCAGCATTACCCGACGCGACGCCAATCAGCGCCGCAAGCTCGGTATATGTCGGCGGGTAGCCGTGCATGTTGTGAAAATCCACCAGCGCATTTAGCACCTGCTTCTGCCGGTCGGTCAGTGGTTTACGTTCTTCCACGGTTCCCCCTCAGAGAATGGCCACGATGTCGGTGGAGGTTTCAATGCCCCTGCAAACGGATCCGTATCTCATGTCCGGAACCCCGCGTTTTCCGGCAGCGAATAATCCACATTCTGGAAACTAGCACCATGCCCGGCACTGATATTTACCCAGCGACCGTTAAGCCGCTCAGGGCGTCCAGCTTCAGCCCATTTCGTTGCACCCTGGAGGTAGCCCGGAAATTTCGTCGGAAGGAAAAGTGTTGTCGGGCGCAGATACTCGACCATTTGCAGATCCTGGCCCCACTTGGCCGTTGCGTAGTCGACAACCAGGGTCAGATCCTCTGTGCTGAAACCTTCGCCCAGGCGCGCGCGGATGTGTTCCATCGAGGTTTTGCTGACCTGATACCGTGATCCGGTCTTCTGGTTCAGGTGAGTGAGAACCTGTTTAGCCTGATCAGTGATCATCACCGCAACGTCGGGTTGCGCAGCAACCGGACAAGAAGATTTATTATCCTGCGTGCTCTCCTGAGTACTCTCTGTGTAATCTCCTGTAAGAAAGTCTGTGGCTTCCCCGCATGCTTGCTTGTTTGGTTGCCACATACTTGTTTGCGGGATTTCCGCATTCTTGTTTGTGGTAACTCCGCATTCTTGTTTGTGGGAATGCCCCATTCCAGTTTGCGGGGTTTCCACATTCTGGTAATTCCCCATTCTGGTTTTTTGTTTCGTCTCTTTCTTGACCGGACTTTCAACATATTCAAGGAGAAGAGCCTCAAGGCGTTCGCTGTTTACTCGATAATGCATGGTCGCAGGCACACCACGTAGTTGCTCTTCCAGAACGCCAATGGCGATCAGCCGCTTGCGTGCGGTTTCCTGCTCATCTCGGGTGAGACTTGTTTCGGTTGTAATGTCTGCCTGCGTTTTGTAAATCCAGGCGCCATCCATACGGTTATGCCAGTAAACCAGTTGCGAAAGGAAAACTGCTGCAACTGGTCCGGCTTTAACTTTCCCTGCCCGCAGCATGGCAAAAGCGGGCTGATAAGCTACCGGCCTGTCCAGTAACTTGATTAAATTACCCATCAATCGCCTCGCAAATGTTCTGGTACGGCTATGGTGTAGCCGCTGGCTGGTTCCCCCATCTGCAAGCCAAGGTTGCGTTTACAGATGAATCCGTTTTCAGTCAGATAGTTCATCGCAGTGATCAACTCAGAAGATGAACAACAACAAAAACTCAAAAGTTTTTTGTCAGTGATGACTTTCTCTTTGCCACCATCACCGCTTCCGGATACCTGAATGAAAAGCATGATCAGGCGATGCAGCGGTGAGTTGAATGTGTAATCGAATACGATGTCAGCTTCAGTCATGGTCTTGTCTCTCAGGTTGTTTGGAATGGGTTTGAACACCATCTACACTACCTGATATCCCTATTTCTCTGAATTTACGCTGGAACTGCTCAAGCGGGCTGAAGCATTCATGCTCGTAATCTTGCGCTTCACGAAGATAGATAACGCGCTGCTTTTCTGGCTCCCATCGGATGACCCGTACCGGGATTCCGCGGTGGTCTCTGAATTGCCGGTTAACTTCAGCCATTCTTCGCGCCCCTGCTCGTTCATAGCGACAAACGCCTCTACCATTCCGGCGGCGCGCTGGTAGTTGTTGGCATCAGCGCTTCCGCGTACTCTTTCCACATAGCCGAACGGTGCATTACGCCCCACCAGAGGTGGGCAGCGGAATTGCTTAGCTGGCCGATATCGGTTTAAACTGTTCATGCGTAGGTATCTCCACAACGATCGACACGCCACGACGCCAGAGGCTGCAACCTGCTGGCGTCACTTCTTTTTGCGGCTGAATAATTCGATGATGGCCGCGACTTCTTCTTCACGCGCGGCCATATGACGGCGGTGATATTCGTGGATAAGTTCTGCTTCATGCTGTTCAATCACCCCGTCTTCCAGCGCCTGTTGGATAATCTGATCAACCTGCCCGCGTGCTGCTGCGGTGCGCATTGCCCTGCTGAAAAGGTCAACACGATCGAGTTCTTCAAAGGTTGGGACTTCCACCAGCAGACAGCCGCGGCGCTTCGCAAAGTAATCAGCCAGGAATGAGGTATTCGATAAGTCCTCCATCGCTTCCAGCTCTGTCACTTCGAAAAACCGGCAGCCGTTTTTCTCGTAAAGGTTGTTATTGAACTGAGTGGCGGTCATGCCAAGCGCACCGGCCATGGCTTCACGGCCACCGGGATAGGCTTTACACATCGCCTTAACCACTTCTTTCAAACTGTGCTCTACCATGTTGTTTTTCCTTTGGTAGTTACGCTTAATCAGCCGTTTCCTTATGCTTCTGATATGCCACCGGATCATATTTGATGGCTCCGTTGGTCAACTTTTCAGCCAGCAATGCATATTTCCAGGGAACACTTTCTTTCCAAAGGCTGACAGTCGATTTCGACACTCCAAGTGCCTTTGCGGCAGCGGTTGCAGTAACGAAATGATCAATTAGTTTTTGTTTAAACATTTCTCCTCCGGGTTTGAATTTCACTTTTAAAGTTTAATGTTTCAAACAAAAAATAGTCAAGAAATTAAACAAGAGAATGTTTAAATTTTTAAACATGAAAAAAGAAAATATGAGCGACCGTATATGTCAGCGCTTGAAGGCGTTGAATCTACGAAGCAGCAACTTGATTAAGGCCACTGGAGCCTCTAGAGGCACTGTTAGCCAATGGGTTAACGGTGGAACAGAACCGTCTGCAAAATATTTAAGTAAGCTTGCAGACGTTCTTGGCGTGACTGAGCGCTGGTTGACAGAAGGTGGACTTGTTGAGGAATCCAGTGGTAACTCGCATCCTGGCCCCGATATTCGTCGGCGCGTGCCGCTTTTATCATCAGTCCAGGCAGGCAACTGGAAGGAAATGGTCGAGGGAAATTTAGACGAAGTGACTGAATGGATCGAAACAACAGCAAAGGTCTCGCCTTATGCATTCTCACTGCGTGTAACAGGCGACTCAATGTCTAGCCCTCCTGGCTCAGGCGTGTCTCTTCCTGACGGTTCACTGGTCATTGTGGATCCAGATATTGAACCCGTTAGCGGGAAAATTGTAGTAGCCCGCCTAAATGGTTCAAGTGAGTCAACAATTAAAAAATTGGTTGTCGATGGCCCTAATATGTATCTGATGCCATTAAATCCGGCGTATAGACCAATCCCCATAGACACTTCATGCGAGATAGTCGGCGTATGTGTACGGCTTGAGATGAACCTCCCTTGATAAATAAATTTTAAAAACAACCAGCTACGGCTGGTTTTTTTATGTCCAAACAAAATTCGTTTAATTTTACGAACAACCACATTGACATTTTTGTTTGAATAATTAAACTTCAAATCACGGCGTATGGCACATGCGCCGTTAGCGGTCCGGTGGGTTCCCTTGACAGTATCCCTGACCCAAGCGGGTAGCCGGAATGTGCAAGCCAGCCCCGTACTTCGGCCTGAGCGATTCACCATCGTGGCGATTCGGTGTGACCACCGGGAAGAGTCCGGGAACAACAGGAAAGAGCACTGAAGATGCCAGGAAACGCCCTACCGCCAGGCAGACAGACGGGTTATCCCGCAAGGGGTGGCGGCAGTGCTCTCTCCGTTGTGATGTTCGTAGGCGCAATGCAGCGCCACGGCGTGACAACAAACCAATAATGCCAACTGGTAGTCGTTTGGCGGCGTCGGATCTTTCCCGTGAGGGCGCCGCAATTTTTTACGCAACACACAAGAGCATCACCGGGCGACGGGCTCATAACCCAATCCACCCGGGCGATTGCAGTCGCAGATGCTCTTGTGTGTTGTGTGGAGATACTAACCGGCGGTGTCTGCCGCCATTCTGAGGGTAAGACCGATGGACAAAGAACGTTTGACCAATATCCCCGACTTCTTCGGGGAACTCGACGGCGGCGTGTTCGAAACCAAAGTGGCTGCAGCATTGAATGAAGTTGCCCTGGGCGTGCTGAACAACGGCAACAAAGGCAAGGTGACACTAACTTTCGACATTTCCCGCCTCAGCAATTCGATGGAAGAAAAGCGCGTGGGCATCGTCCATAAGCTGGCATACGTTAAGCCAACGCCGCGCGGTAAAACGTCCGAAGAGGACACCACCGAAACCCCGATGTACGTCAACCGCGGCGGGAAGCTCACCGTGTTGCAGGAAGATCAGGGGCAACTGTTCACCCTTCAGGGCCAGCCGAACCAGGCACAGCGCTAACCGGCCCGGTTTCTTAACCATTCACGTAAGGAAAAAACATGTCTCAACAAGTCGACTCAACCGCCATTAGTCAGATCCGCGATCTGGTTTTCAGTCAGTTGGTTGAAGAAAAGCTCGCTGGCGCTGACTGCCCGGCTGTCGCGCTACCGAAAGATGTAAGCGTGGAAAGTCTGGAAAAGCTTTATACCAGCCGTTTTCGGTTTCGCGGAAAGATGGAAACCCAGAGTATCGAAGATTTCGTCCGCTACTCCAGCGACTATGCGGCTGACGGCACCCGCTGTTTTATCAATGCCGACAACATGGCAGCGGTATCCGTATTCAACCTGGGCACGCTGGAAAACCCCGGTCATGCAGATAACAAAGCTGTTCTGGCACTGAAACGCACCTCACCGTATACCGCACTGCTGAAAATTAACGGCGATCGCAACAGCCAGAAGCAATTGGCTGAGTGGCTGGAAGACTGGTCTGATTATGTCACCGGGTTCGATGCCGACGGACAGGTTATCGAAGCCAAGCGCGCGGCGGCGGCAGTTCGCAAAATTACGATCGACGCTATCCGCAGCGCTGAATATGAAGATCAGGACTTCAGCGGCAAACGTTCTGTGATGGAAAGTGTTGAAGCCAAAAGCAAAGACATTATGCCGGCGGCGTTCGAATTTAAGTGCATCCCTTATGAAGGGCTCGGCGAGTACCGCATCAAGTTACGTATGAGCATTCTTGCCAGCGACAGTCCGGTTCTTGTTCTTCGTATCACGCAACTGGAAAGCTATGAAGAAGAGATGGCCGCCGAGTTTCGCGATCTGCTGGTAGAAAAATTCAAAAACAGTAATGTGGAAACTTTTATCGGTACCTTCAGCGCTTAATTTCTCTGCTGCAAATGCCCCCTGTGCGGGGCATTTAGTCAACAATTTTATTCTTCAAATAAAAAATTTAATTAAATGATACTAGCGTAATGGGAAAGTTAATTTTTTTTGATATTATGTTATATTTATCATTACAAAAATCCTTCATGTGACGATCTATTAAAAGGAGTAGAAATGGGCATCTATACTCAAATTGAGGTGATTAATGACATCGCAGAAACTGATCTTGTCATTAAAAATGACATTCTTAAAAATGAACCAGTCGAGTTAGATCACTCTAGGGCAAAACTTAATGCAAGCGAGTTATTTTATAATGTTCTTAATGCTGCATGGTCAGAATTTTATCGGTTGATAAAAAGCAATCCAAGTCAACTTGATAAAAACACTCCCTTTAATCAAATGTATATTCCACAGGATATAGCCTTTAAAAAAGAAGAATACCTTAGTCACAAGCCAATATTTTTATCAAATTTGCTTAGAGTAATATATGAATATTATTTTTGGACTGGAGAAAAAACTAACCAGCCTTTTCTCTCGCATGAAACTTTAACTGAACTTTCTGAAAACTTTAAAGAGTTTGAACCTTACGTTCAATTCGATTGGATTAGAGACACATTACCTATTTCGTTAACTCAATGGATGTTAGAGTCTAGTGATTTTATAAAAGTTAAAACGCTCGTTGCAGAGATTGAAGCTCAACGGGATAAATTGTTAAAGGACATATCACAAAAAAGTGGAATGATAATAAGTGAAATCGAAAGTGCTGAAACACACTCTTTGCAAACAATCGCCAAGACATTTTCAGACACACGCGATGATATTAAACTTGCAAAAGAAGAGGCTGCCAATAGCTTAGCTTACATTAAGAGTGCACTCACCGAAATAAGCGCATTAGAAAAAAGAATTAAAAACCTTCGTTCTGAATACAATTTTGTAGGTTTAAGCTCAGGGTTCAATAAAATCAAAGAAAAAAAAGAAAAAGAGCTTCAAGAAACACAGGTAAACTATAAAAATTTATTCGGGTGTGTTTTTATCGCTCCTGTTATTGTCGCACTTATTCATTTTTTGTTCCCGAACATTTACCCAAAAGATTATTCAGCAATATTCCTAATACTTCCATTCTTTACTATTGAAATGATTTTAATATATTTTTTCCGTTTGTCGTATTTGGAAGCTAAATCTCTACGCACACAATTAGTTCAAATTGAACTCAGGTTAAGTCTTTGTGCTTTCATTGATGAATATGTTGAATACAGAAAAAAACACAATACAAATATCGATAAGGTTTTGGATAATTTTGACTCCATGATATTCAGTCCAATTCAAACCAATGAAAATAACATCCCGGCGATGTTCGATGGAGTTGAAGCTATAGCTGGCTTAGCGGACAAAGTTATAAAAAAATAGAAAAAATTAGTTAGGTCATATTTCATAGCGCAATAGTTAATAATATAACTATGCGCTAACAAAATTTAGCCGGTTGCAGCCGGCGTGGAGAATCTATGCTGAACCTCGATTGTGTTCCAATCTCGACATATTGCAAAGAAACTGGAGAAACAGCAGAAGCCATCAATAAACGTTTGCAGCGCGGCGTTTGGTTTGAGGGTGTTCAGGTTTTGAAAGTAGAAGGCGTAAAGGAAAGATGGATTGATCTTAGTGAGGTTGCTAAATGGGCAAGACAGAATCGCCAAAACTCCCGCGCGGTGTGACTGTAAGGAAACATAGCCAGGGCGAGACGATAAATATTACTTTCACCTATAAAGGGGTTAAATGCCGTGAGCCCCTTTCAAATCTGGAGGTGAATAATAAAAACCTTAAATATGCCGAGAGAACACTCGGCGAAATACATAATAAAATTGAACGTGGTACTTTTATTTATGCTGAATATTTTCCACGCTCAGCAAGACTGAAAATATTCGGTAATGCGGCTACTGGGAAAACAGTAAAAATGTACCTTGATGAATACCTTTCAATATGTGAAACACGGAAGCTATCACCATCAACTATTAGAGGATATAAAAAATGCCGCAGTGCTTTAAGCGACCTTTATTCATTCCCTGCAAGTGAGCTGACGCCAGCGGCTATGAAATCATGGATACAGAACCGCACTACCAGCTTGAAGACCATACGTAATCAGCTTTCTTTTTTACGCTCCGCTCTTGATGAGGCGGTGACAGATGGCGTCCTTCAGATAAACCCGGTATCGCTTGTAACAGCTTCACGGTACCAAAGTAACAAAACCAATACTGACAGCGATTACATAGTGGATCCACTTTCGCCTACTGAAGTGGATGCACTTCTCACTTCAGCAGGTAACAAGCAGTGGGAAAATCTGTTCATGTTCGCCATCCAGACCGGTTTGCGCAGCTCCGAACTCTGCGCGCTTCGCTGGCGCGACATCGATTTTATCGGCAAAACGGCTCACATTCAGAATGCCAGTGTTGTAGGGGTGATAAAAGGGACGAAGACAAAGGCTGGAACTCGTAAGGTTGAATTGACGGAAGAGGCACTGCTGGCGTTGAACAGCCAAAAGGCATTCACTTTTATGAAAAATGCGACAGTATTTGAAGATCCAAAAACAAATAAGCCGTGGGCCGGTGCTGATGCAATAAGGAAAAAAGCCTGGGTACCGACTTTACGTAAAGCCGGGATTCGATATCGCAATCCGTATCAAACCCGGCATACCTTTGCTACCCGTCACATCAGCTTGGGGGCTAACCTTTTCTGGCTCTCGACACAAATGGGTCATAAAGGGCCGGAAATGCTCTTCAGACATTATGGACAATATCTGAAGGATTACGATGTAATAGATAAAAAAGTTTATAATCTAAAAAACTAG